TCACAATGTACACGATGTAATTGAAGATGGTAATATTCCGACGTGGCCATTTGGGGAAACAGTCCGGGTTACTCTGAACCCACAAAGTATGGGGGATCTTCTTACAAATTTATGGATAAACATTAAGCTACCGAAATGGACCACTGGTATAACTTTCGTAACGGAAGAAGCTGAAATATATATATTCGGAACGACTCTAGAAGCAAGTGATTATACATCCTACGATGCTTTATGGGCTGCACTTTACGCTGCGGGGGATCCTGGTCCCGGTTTTCCAAATTCTACGTTCTGGCAACTCGGAGGCTTCGGTGATTCCAGCTTTGACTTTTTTATAGATATGGGTCATAATTGGCAACGATATAATGTACCAGGCAGTATCTCCTCCAGCAGCGGTGAGGGTGTTATCATAGATGCCGAAACTGACTCTTGGTCTTGGGATTTACAGTTATTGGGAAGAAAAATAATAAAAAGTATTAGATTTATTGTCGATGAACAAATATTAGAGGAAATAACTGCGGATTGGTGTATTATTCACGATAATTTATATCAAACAGAATCTCAAAAAATAAGTGCAAATGCAGCATACAATCGAAATATAGTAGGCGCCAGCTCAACTGAGATCGACGCAGGATATAATAATATGTACATTCATATTCCATTCTTTTTTAGTCAAAATTTTGGTGGAGATGTATATTCAAATAATAAACAAAATAAAATTCCATTTCCACTGTGTGCAATTCATAAACAGAAAATAAGACTCGAGATCGATTTTTTTAAACAGTCGTTCTTTACGATTGGTGTACCAAACTATACGATCGGTGGAGATATCGGACGGGGACCCCCAGTCGCCCCAACAGTTAAAAAATTAAAAGAATTTAAAATTATAACTGAAGAAATCACACTTTCTAATGAAGAGTCACTCTTTTTTAAAAAGAACAATCGAGAATTTATTTGTGATTTTGTTAATAAACATTCAAGTATACCATTAGAAACAAATAAACGACTATTTGAAGTACAATTAGAACCTTCAATACCTGTCAAGTGTTTTCATTGGTTTTTTCGGTACAAGGGATACGAAGATGAAGATGAATATAGACATATAGAGTCAGCCGACCCCCTTCCGACGATAAGAGCTCGTGTTACGTCAAATAGGTTCAATTTCAGTAAAGCACAACAGGGCGGTGGGGCGCCGAAGACAGGTTCTGGAAATGTATTGAAGAATGCATATTTCTCCTTAAATGGTGAGCGATTCCCTAATATATCTAATATTGATCATGAATACTTTTTTATTTATGTACCAATGCAATCACAATTATCTGTATCAGGTTTATGCCCAAGGCCCACACCATACCCACCTCCCGTAGATAATTATTTGTTAAATATTATATATTCATATAATTTTGCATTATTCCCTAAAAGTACAATGCCGTCCGGGTTTCTTGATTTTTCTGGGTTAAATTCTGAAAAAACCAAACTTCACTTCGAATTACTTGAAAATTTAGACATTCTACACGGTGGCAATGGATCATCAATCGGCCCAAGCCGTTTGGTCAACCCCGAATATAAATTTCATATGTACTATACAGGTTTTAAAATTCTTCGATTTAGTAATGGTTTTGTATCGTTTGCTTAAAAAGAAAATATGTTATTCAAATAAGAGTTATCTATGTCAGGAAAATTACAGATAGCCATAACTGGATTACAAAATCAATTCATATCAGGAAATCCTACATTTTCACATTTTTTATCCAATTTTAAAAAACATACTAAATTTGCATTTAATACAATTGAAAGTCCTTTAGTAAATGCTAAGTTTGACGAAGAAACCATGTGTATCATACCAATAGATTCCGGTGATTTGATAAATACATTTACACTTCGATATAAGTTATTTTATAAAGCTTCTATAAGTTCGGAACATTTTACAGGTAGTGTGGGACATAATGGATATGGAGCGTATGGTGAAAGATATGACGATCCATTTACGGCTAACGTTGGTATACACGCAATAGATTACGCAGAACTTTATATTGGTGGAACTCTTATAGAAAAAATCACGAGTGATTGGATTTATTTATACCATAAATATAATACGGCTAGTTACGTTTTCACTAATTCTATTCTCTACCAAACTCAAGCCGCTAAGATACCTTATGGTTCCACACCCAAGGTTATTGGTACTAATAACACCTTTGTAACTATAAATGGTTTTCAGCAGGTAGCAAATTTACAAGCTACTGGTGGTAATTCCTCTGACGATTTTGCTGAAGATGAACAAGTGGCTCTCGATGGTGATACAGTGGTGGTTGGAGCCGATGCGGATAATGCTGTATACGTATTTACACGTGATACACCCGGAGACGCAGCATCTGGATGGACTCAAAGTGTGAGGTTGTCAAATACAGGTAATGGTGAGTCTTCTAGTCCAGGTTTTGGTAGCAGTGTGTCTATCGATGGCGATACATTGATAGTGGGAATGTCGAAACAGAAAATAAGTGGGTCATTTTTTGTTGGAAGTGTGTGTGTGTATACACGTGACACACCTGGAAACATTAATTCTAGCTGGACTCTACGTCATACAATTGACGGAAATACTTCGCTTAATAGACCTTATTTCGGTGCGTCTGTATCACTCGAAGGTGACACGTTAGCGGTTGGAACCTGGAGGTCGAATTATGTTTATATATACACACGTACCACACCGGGAACTCTCAATTCTACATGGACTTTACGTGCTACTCTTTCATTAGCTTATAATACAGGTTTTAGAGTTTCACTCAGTGGTGATAGAGTAGCAATTGGGGGTGACGGTGCAAATCGCGTCTATGTATACAAACGTGACACACTGGGAGACTTAACTTCTGGATGGAGTCAAGAATATTCAGTAAGTGGGGCGTTTGGTGATTTCGGTAGGTCTGTATCACTCAGTGGTGACACTTTATTGGTTGGGGCTAGGAGAGGGCGATATGTATTGTCGACTGATACATACTTTTACGAGGCATTTGTATACACGCGTCGGGTACACGTTTCAGGGGGCCCTATCGAGTGGATGCTGACGACTACATTGACACCAGGTGATGGTGCTATGTCTAATTTTTTTGGTGATAGTGTGTCGATAAAGAATGATATCATAGTAATCGGGGCCACAGCATCATATGGCGCAGATGGTATATATATATACAGACGTGACACACCGGGAGACTTGACTTCTGGGTGGAGTTATGAAATAAAATTCACCCCAAGTGGATCTGGTAAAGGTGACTCTGTTTATACTGATGGCAATACTGTTATTGCAGGAAACAAATCAAGAAACGTTTATGTATTCGAGAATACGACCACAACCACGTTAGATACTAGTGATATCGTGGAACACATATGGAACTTAAAACAAATGTACATAGATTTACCATTTTATTTTTATAATAATTTACCAGCATCTATACTAGCATGTAAACTCAATAAACAAAATTGTTATGTGAAAATTAAATTTAAATCTTTTGATAAATTGTTACATCCATTTTTGATACCATATACACTTGATACACAGATAGAGTCAGCTTCATTGTTAACAAAATTTACCTTTTTAGACCGTGATGAATCAAACTTTTTGAAATCACGACCAATTAACCAATTAATTACACAAGTTAATTTACACCAACATGATATAATTAAAAAAAATGATGATCATGATCATACGACGGAGATACCAATAAACCTGGTTAATCCAGTTAAAAATTTATATTTTTTCACAATAAAAAAATCACGATTACAAGATTTTATAAAAGCCTATGGATATACACCAAATGTATTCAATTCTCGCTACCAGTATATGATGACTACCTCATTTTCTTCAGTGGGACTTAAAATCAATGGTAATTATATTTTTGATGACTCATATATTAAATTAGTACATGAAAATTCATTAATTAATTCCAAATCCGCACAAAGTCAAAATGACTACTCGTCGGTTAGTGAGGAAAGTGCATATGTAGGTAATATTCGGCGTGATGAATCTGGTAGTTATTCATTTGCATTATACCCTTTGGACAATGAACCATCTGGTCATTTAAATTTCAGTCGTATAATTGATCAAAAATTTGTAATTAATCCAGAATTCATCACAGCCATACCAGTAGGCATGACTCAAATGTTAGTCGGTGATACTCTTGAAGTTAATATTTATTCTACGAGTTATAACATGATGGTATACTCGGGTGGATTATGTGGCTTAAAATATTAATCATATAACAATATATGGCTGGTCGCATCCAGATATTATCAAAAGGTATTATCGGTGACCAATTACTGGATAATCCATCATTTTCATTTTTTACCAAAAAATATAATAAATATACCAATTGGGCAAATGAAAATTTTAAAATAGATTTTGATAACCAAATATATACAGGTGACTATATTGAGGCGACGATTCCAGCAAAAAATGGTGATATTCTCAAAGGGATAACATTGTCATTTAGTTGTGATAAATCTAAATTACCGACTCTAATAGATGGTACTGTTCCTACATACGGCCAAGCGCCAAACTACCCCACGGAGAATACGACGCCATTAATTAGTTTAACTGATAAATTCGGAATTTCTGTGATTGAACATGTAGAATTATTATTAGGAGATCAACTTATCGATAAGATAACCGGGGATGATATTTTTATTTATAATGAATTAAACGTACCTGATTCGTATTCACCAAGTTTAGAAGCTATGCATGGTAAGTATTTCAAAGGGCAAGGGTACGGAATTCAGGTCCAGGGATGGTTAGACGGTCAGCATCTAATGGCGTTTCAAGGTGCGAATTTTAGAATACAACTTCCATTCTATTTTCATAACCGCCCTAAATATGGGTTTCCCTTGTGTGCCATTAATAAACAGGAACTTAAACTTCGAATAAAATTAAGAACTTCACAAGAAACTATCTTTGTAGGGGGGGCGTATGGGGACCCGGAAGCAAATCTACCATACATGGGAATGTGGAATCCTATAGCCGAAAAGAGACTTAAACGACAACTTGAAATGGAAAATTTTACAGTTAACCTTGATTTAGTACACTTAGATAAAACTGAACGATGTAAATTACAGTCTAAACCTATTAATCTATTAATAGAACAACATCAACATAACACATTTAGCATCGAACCACAATCTAAATTTGGTGAATTTAAATTGGATTTGAAAAATCCAGTAAAAGAGATGTATTTTATAGCAAAAAAGTACGAAAAATGGACAGATGCACAGATATCACTACTAGATCAAATGCGTGCAGTTGATTTGAGTGGTTACCCAGGTGGATTCGCTGATTGGAAAACGAGTGTATATGGTAAAAAATATGTTCCACTCATGTATTCAAAACAGAACTTTGTAACTTTAACATGTGATGGAATATCAATTTTGAATGAAACTACGGGGAATAATTTATTCTTGTCAATAACTATACCAAATACATATCATAAACGCTCACCCATATTCCGTAATATAGGTGTATATAGTTTTGCTTTACAACCAGGTGAATTACAGCCAAGTGGGCATTTAGATTTTAGTGTAATAAAAGATGCAAAATTGACGATGGAGCTACAAACTGATGGAAGTCATCCAGCTTCCCCTGGTATAGGAGGACCAATATATTTCAGAAAACAGGTAATAATCATTGCTAAAAGCTATAACATTATTCGTATCAATAATGGTATAGGTCAAATACTATTTTAATGACTCTATACAGATTTTCAATATCACCATGTGGAAGAATGATATTAAAAATATGTGAGCAGTAGATAAGTATGGGTGAGGCTGCGAACATTGCCCTCAACGCTATTGGGATGCAGGATACACATCTCCTTTCTACCAAATCTAAAGATTCTTTATTTAATCCGTCCCATAAACATAATTCTCATTTTCGTAAGTATCACCGCACCCATACGGTTGATAATCTCCAAAAAAATGAGTGGTGGCCATTCGGGCATACAGTCAAGGTTGAATTCCATCCTAAAAATATGGGTGATCTTCTTACAAATATATGGGTAAAAATCGCATTACCAGCGCTCGAATCAGGTTGGGGGTATAGCGATTTAGTGGGGAGAAGACTTATAAAAAATATAAAAATGACTGTGGATGGGCTCATTTTACAAGAAATTGATACTGAAATGTTCACAATTTTCGATAATTTGTATAAAAGTTACGATCAAAAACTATCACTGAATGCACAATATAATCTAAATAAGGCAACTGGAGACACTGATTTAGATGCACAAAATAATTTATTTATTCATATACCATTCTTTTTTGCGCAAAATTATGGAGGAGACGCATATGAACAAAATAAACAAAATAAACCCCCATTCCCCGTGTGTAGTATAGATAAACAAACTATTCAATTTGAGATTGAATTTCATAAACCTACTTATTTTATCTACACAAATCTTAGTGAACGGGATTTACATCCAGAAATTATTGATAACTTTAAGATTGTCACAGAAGAAATCACTTTATCCAATGAAGAACGTTTGTATTACAAAACACAGCCCGTAACAATAACTACTGAATTTATGATGAAACATAGTTCTAGGGATATACATTTAAAAAATGACCGAACCTTTAGTATAAATTTAGAACCAACTATACCCGTAAAGATGTTTCATTGGTTTTTTAGATCAAAGTATTACGAGGATGAAGGGGAGTATGATAACCTCAAGGTAAACAATCGGATGAATTTCAGGGGTTCTCGTTATAACTTTCAGTACACCATAACTATATTAGGACGTGCAACACTGGCGTTAAATGGTGAAATATTCCCACGAATAACGAAAATTGATGCAGGATATTTTAAGCGATATGTACATTACACGGCAAAACTATCAGAATCTGGTTTATTTCCTAATAGTAAAGGGGTGCCAGGGGCGGACCAAACAGAGAATAGGATGAATAATATTTTACGTAATAATGATATATATTCTTATAGTTTTGCTTTTTATCCAAAAAGTACACAACCTTCGGGATTTCTAGATTTTTCACAATTAAATTCTGACAAAACGCAACTACATATAGAACTCTCGGATTTAAGCGTAGATACCTTGATCAGTACGGCTAACCCCCAATTTTCACTTGAAAATTTCACGATGTATCTATATTATACCGGCTACAATATGTTAAAATTTGAAAATGGATTTGTATCTTTTATGAGTTAAAAAAATAATGGCTAAAATTAAGTATGTCAGGTAGGCTACAATTAGCAAGTAGAGGCTTACAGAATGAATGGATCAATGGAATTCCAACACAATCACATTTTTTATTCAATTTAAAAAAACATACAAAATTTGCTATTGATACACTCGAAATTCCGGTTACTGGCGCAGATTATGGCAAAGAATCAATTTGTTTTATACCACTTGACGCAGGTGACATCGTTACAAAAATGACACTTAGATATAATCTAAAATTCCCAACTACGGGAACCGGAACTATTTCCGGTGAGGAAACTGGCTTCCCTGTCTGGTATCAGTCAATGCCATATGGGCTTTGTAATGCTTATCAAGCTGTTCATTTGATTGATCACGTCGATTTGTACATTGGTGGTATGCATATACAGAGATTAACTTCTAAGTGGCTTGAAGTCTATAATAAAATTGCGTATGAACGAGCTTTATATGAAGCGAATAAAGAATCAGCTGCTTTTGTAAGAGGTGATTCAACTGATCAGGCGTCGTTTTTATTTACTAACACAGAAATCCGTCGGGAGTTACCACCTGTATACGTAGATTTACCTTTCTATTTCCATGATAATTTGAAATCAGCATTACTTGCGTGTAAACTACAAAAACAGAACTGTTATATCAAAATAAAGTTCAAGCCCTTAGGAAGTATAATAACTGATCCGGACTTAATCTGGTACAGTCTTGTAAAATATGTTTTTCCACCGTCCCCTCCGGTAACACCGGATGACATACGTGAAGTTTGCCAACAATATATACCAATGGGTAGTGTATCTATATTAACTACATATGCATACTTAGATACAGAAGAATTAGCTTATTTAAAAAGTAGACCTATTGAACATGTTATAAGTCAACTCCAATTAAGACGATTTGATGTCCCGCGCGGAGAAACAAGAAGACTCCAACTCAATTTTAAAAACCCAGTTAAAACACTTTATTTTTTTGTAGGTAAAAAAGATAAAGATCGAGCAGCAACGAGGCTTATACCTGTTTCCGCCGGCGGCCCAGAGATCGCCGCGACCGATTTTATGGAAAATATAAGATTTACAAATGCTAAACTTTTATTCAATAATAAAATTGTGTTCGATGACGGTCCCGAAAAACTCATATATCGCAACTCAAAGACAACTACATATTCGGGAATGAATAACTGGAAGAATGATAAATTGGAAATAGGTTCTCATTCATTCGCCATGTATCCCCTAAAGAAAGAACCAACGGGACATGTCAATTTTAGTCGTATCATTAACCAGGAGTTTGAAATAACGATACCCGAAACTGGTGGACAGGTAAACGAATGTCAGATATATGCCTTGAGTTACAATATTTTACATTACTCAAGTGGGTTATGTGGCTTAAAATTTTAATATGTAAATAATATAATGGCTGGTAAAGTTCAAATTGCTACAAGTGGATTTTTAACTGAGCAATTAACCCGTGAACCAGATTTTACATTTTTCAATCATTTATTTTCGAAACATACACATTTTGCGAAAGAAACGATTAGTATAAGATCAGATAATGAAAAAATTGTACAGACTGGTGATCATGTAGAAATTTCTATACCAGCTAATAGTGGTGATATAATAAATGGTATGTCAATCAGTTTTAGTATTGCTAAAGATCTGGTAAGTTATTCACAATACAGCTCCCTCCCAAATCTGAATATACTTAATACTGACACTGCAGGAGTGTATACAGTAGACCAATTTGGTATAAGTGTATTTGAGTACATCGATCTTTATTTAGGTGATCAGTTAATTGATCGAATCACGTCAGATGATATACATATTTATACTACCACACGCTCACCTTCTACGTATAAAGATACAAATCTACATCTACATGGGATGCGATTTAATCCCAACGACTTCATTCAAGAATACGGACCGTACCCGTTTGTTGAGGGAAATTTTCTTCACAGTTCACGTCGTGTTAATGGACAATTTCATCGTCTACTACAAGACGGCATTCTTACAAAATTTGTCGTAGATCTCCCATTTTATTTTCACGATCGACCCAAACACGGGTTTCCATTATGCGCTATACAATCTCAGGAACTCAAAATACGTATGAAACTTCGAGATGGTAGAGAGGTTCTTTTTCCATCAAATATACTGAATCAATATGCGCAATCGACGCAAGTGGTATCACAATGGGATTATGCAAACGATCATAAAACTACCAATTTTCAACTTTCAGATTTCAAACTTGATATGGATGTTATACATTTAGATAAAGCTGAACGAATTAAATTTAGATCTTTATGTAAAGATCTTTTAATTGAACAGAATCAACATAATGCGTTTACTATGGGACGTGGGATAACCACTGAAAATTATAGATTGAATTTAAAAAATTGTGTCAAAGAACTTTATTTTATAGTAAAAAAGAAATATCAAATATTTACCACTGAAGAAATTAATACTTTAAATGCGTACCAGAGCACACCAGGTCTTCGCGCAGTATTCCAAAAACCGGTACCATGTATTTATATGCGCCAGAAATATGTAACATTAACATGCGATGGACTAACAATTTTGGATGATACAACGGGTTCTCATCAATTTCTATCTGCGTGTATACCCGATGTTCACCACAAACAAACACCGTATGAATCTAATTTAACCATGTACAGTTTCGCGTTACACCCAGATAATATAGAACCATCTGGAAACGTAAACTTCAGTATGATCAAAGACATTATTATACAAATGACATTGTCTAATGATGGTGCGTATATCAACGCACCTCCATCTACCGTTCACGCAGAAAAGGATGTACATATAATTGCTAAAAGCTATAACATTCTTCGTATTAAGGATGGTGTAGGGGAAATACTATTTTAATTTCTCGATAGTTCCGGGTACTGTGGAACTATGGGGAATTATTTACTG